CGCAAAGAACTTTGTCATTACTGGCACAGACGATGCAGTAGATGCAGCAGGGCGCTCTACTCAATTAGCATATTCCCTCGCAAAAAATTCGAAGGAATTAAAAAGAGACGTAGAAGCAGGTATTACACAAGCTAACGTAATCCCAACTGTAGGTGCATCAAATGCAGCTAGAAAAACAGCAGGATTAAGAACTTGGATTAATACTAACTCTTCATTAGGCACAGGTGGAGCAGTTGCGGCACACACAAATGGAGTTCCAAGTGGAACTGCAACTGATGGTACGCAAAGAGCTTTTTCTGAGTCTATGTTAAAAGAGGTAATCAGAGAATGTTATGTTGCAGGTGGAAACCCAGACACAGTTATGGTGGGTCCATTTAACAAACAAGCTATTTCTGGTTTTACTGGTGGTTCAACTGCTATCAGAAATGTACCTGCAAAAACGATTGTGGCAACAGTAGATGTTTACCAATCAGATTTTGGAACTTTAACAGTTAAACCTAACAGATTCCAAAGAGACAGAGATTGTTTCGTAATTGATTCTGAATTTTGGGGTTTCAATGTTTTAAGACCATTCCAAAACACTCAACTAGCAAAAACAGGCGATAACACTCACATGTTATTACTTATGGAAGGTGGCGTTGTTTCAAGAAACGAAGCATCTTCAGGTATAGTTGCAGATTTAACAACTTCTTAATTTTAGGTTAAGTTAAGAAAATCTAGGGGCCTTTTTAGGCCCCTTATTTATTGAAGAGTATTACTCGGAACAATAAGAGGAAAAAATGAGAACTTTAAACGATTATTTTATTATGGGTGGTAATATGACTGCCATTCAAACAGCAGATAACGCAAGTCCTGTATGTGTCATTCCTGATAAGGGAAAATTAAAAGAAATTTATATGAACGTACATACTGTCATTGATGCAAACACAACTTTTGACATTATGAAAAATGGTGCAGACACAGGTGTTGATGCAACTCTTGCAAATGCAACAGCAGATGAATCAGGAGTAGCATTATCTATTGGTGGAGAAGTATTAGTAGATGCAGGAGACGCAATTCACATTAAAAGTAATGGCGAACAAACAGCAGCTACTACGGCTGATTTAAGTTACGTTATTCGTAGATAAGGATATTTTATGGCACACACATATCAATACAGACCAATTAAATATACAGTACAAGATCATTCAGGTGCAGGTCAAATGGCAACAGCTATTTCTGCCGATGTATATTTAGTTCATGTATCAACATCAGTTGATGCTTATATTAAATTAGAAGGAACTGCTGCGAACAAAGATGGATTGTTATTGAGTGCCAATGATTCAATAACTATGAAAACAAGTCCATCTGATAGTGTATCTGCATACGCAACAGCAGCAGGGCAAATTTCAGTAACAGAAATGTCTTCATAATGTCAAAGAAATTACCAATTTCCAAAGACATTGTTGATACTAATTTTATTGCCGATGAAAGTGAAGGTAAATTTCATATTGAAAGAACGCAAGATGTTACCCCTGTTATTGAAGAAAATAAAATTAAACAAAGCCTGGGGGAAGGAGTTAGCAAGACTAAAGAACTTAATCACGTTGCTTCTATCCCCTTGGTTGTTGTTGAACAATTAGCAAAACAAAAAATAATGTCTCCTAATGGAGATATATTAGATCATGTTCGTTTTAAAAGATGGTTAAACGATCGTGACAATAGAGCATTTCGAGTATGGCAAGGAACAGTTTAAATGGCATTAGATACTTATTCAAATTTAAAAACGGAGATTGCAAATTATCTAAATAGAGACGATCTTACAACTAATATAGATACGTTTATTGATTTAGCAGAATCACGTCATGCAAAAGATTTACGTTTGCGTGAAATGGCTGTTAATACAACTGAAGACACAGTTGCAGGTACTAAGCATATTTCAATTCCAACAGGATTTTTAGAATTTATTTCAATACAAAATACTTCTGCTAGTCCTCAAACAGAATTGCAATATATGGCTCCTAACGAATTGAATAGAGTATATGTTGATGCAGGAAATAGTTTACCTGTATATTACACCATCATTGGAGATAAAATTTATTTTGGTCCAACGCCAGATAATGCGTACACAATTAATATGTATTATTATAAACGTATTACAGGCTTATCTGATTCTAATACGACAAATGATATTTTAACTAACTATCCTGAATTATATTTGTATGGTTCTTTGTTAGAAGCAACTCCTTTTATACAAAATGATGAAAGACTTCCTGTATGGGCTAATCTTTTCAATGAAGCAGTACAGAAAGCTAATTTAAGCGATGAAAAAGGAAAACACTCTTCTACACCAATGCAAATGACTTCAACACAATTTGCACCTAAGAGAAGAGTTTATAGATGATACCATTTGGAGAGTTACAAACTGATTTACCAACATATCAAAACACAGGAGCTATTCAGGCTGACAATGTGTTACCTTTAAAGGTTGGGTATAGATCATTACCAGGTTTTCAAGAATTAAGTGATAATGCTTTAACAGGAAATGCTGTTGGTTTATTTACTGCCTTTAACGCAGGAGGTACGACTAACTACGCAGGAGACGCAACAAAATTATATCAAATGGATTCTTCCCAAGAATTTATTGATAAATCTAAAGCAGGTGGGTACAATAATTCTACAACAGAAGGTTCAAGAGACTTTTGGGCTTTTACACAATTTGGTACAAATATTATTGCTGCTAATCATGCAGATAATATTCAAAAATTTAATGAAGGAACAGATTCAGCTTTTTCTGATTTAACAACTTTTAAAGCAAAGTATTTAGCTGTTATTCGTGATTTTGTATTTACAGGTTATACAACAGAGTCAGGTACTTCTTATAACCAACGTGTAAAATGGAGTGGGTTAAATAATATAACGCAGTGGACTCCATCACAAACGACACAATCAGGGTATCAAGATGTTGTTGGTCCTCATGGTAATATCCAGGCAATTATTGGTGGAGAAAGTTTTGGTATTATATTTTTTGAAAGAGCAATCTATAGGGTTAGTTATGTTGGAACCCCATTAATTTTTACGTTTGAAAAGATTTCAGATAATATTGGTTTATTTGCTCCACGTTCTGTTTGTTCGTTTGGTAATATGATTTTCTTCTTAGCCCAAGATGGATTTTATAAATTAACAGGTGGACAACAATTAATGCCAATAGGCGAAGGAAAAATAGACAATTATTTTTTTGAAGATTTAGCATCTAACCTAGATGGAATATGTGCTGCTGTGGACCCCAATAACAGTTGTGTATTTTGGTCTTATCGAGGTGGTACAACAGGTTCTACAACAGGAGATATAAATAATAAATTATTAATTTATAATTATTCGGTTGATAGATTTAGCACAGGTTCAGATATTAATGTTCAATATATTGCTAGTGCTTCCCAAGAAGCATTTACCACATTAGAAAGTTTAGATAAATTAGGTGTATTAGATAATTTACCTAAATCTTTAGACTCGTATTATTATGGAGAAGGTATTGTAGGTTTAGCAGGATTTAGTGGCGATAAAAAATTTGGAAAGTTTATTGCAACAAGTTTAACAGCTACAGTAGATACAACAGAGTTTGAAGGAGCAGAAGGAAGACGTTCTACAATAATTTCTTCCACTCCTATTGTTGATGGAGTAGGAGGAACATCAGTAACAGTCACACCTTTATCAAGAGCCTCACAATTAGACTCAATTAATGTAGGAACAGCAGTTTCAACTTTATCTAATGGTTCTTGTCCTATGCGATCTACAAGTAAATACCATCGCATGAGAGTTAAAGTTACAGGAAATTTTACAACAATGTCAGGTGTTGATGTAGAAGCAAGACCAGAAGGTAAACGATAATGGCAACTAACCAATATCCTAATGTTCCTATTTCTATGCCAGACCATGATCTGCATTTACGACTAATTTCTTCGTCATTAAATAATACTATAGACGGAAAATTAAATTCCACAGGAAGCATCACATTAACAGCAAGTTCGACCACTTCAACATTAACAAATGCTCGTATAGGCGAAAATTCTATCATTCATTTTATGCCACTTACAGCTAATGGACGTACAGCACTAAATACGTTGTATGTTTCAGCAAGAGCAGATGGTTCAGCTACATTAACACATGCCAGTTCAGGAAACACAGATCAAACACTCGGATTCACTATCTTCGGATAGTCAAATAAGTTACGTTCCTCCCAAAGATATAGGCTTAATTTGGAAACAGATTGAGCCTTTACTCTTAAAGCCATTAAAAATTGATGGTTTTGCTTACATGCCTAAAGATATTTTCGACAGCATTGTAAAACAAAAAATGCAATTATGGATTTCATGGAATGTAAAAACAAACGTAGTGGAAGCTGCTATTGTTACAGAAATAGTAGATTATCCTCAACTTCGTTCTTGTCGATATTTTTTGGCAGGAGGTACTAATATGAAAGTCTGGTTCAATCCAATGAAAGAACAAATTGAACAGTGGGCTAAACAAAACAAATGCCAACGAATTGAGCTCGTTGGACGTAAAGGTTGGGTTAAATGGTTAAAAGATTACAAACAAAAACACATAATATTAATGAAGGAATTAAAAAATGAGTAAAGGAGCAGGAGAAGCAAAAACAGTTTCTAATGTAACACCATGGGAAACACAAACTCCCTATTTAGAAAAAGGATTTGAACGTGCAGAAGCACTATATAATCAAGCAGGACCAAGTTATTATCCTGGCCAAACGTATGTTGATTTTTCTCCACAAACAAATGTTGCTTTAAAAGCAGCAGAACTAAGAGCATTACAAGGTTCGCCAATAATGGCTCAGGCTCAAAGTGAGTTATTAAAACAAGCACAAGGTCAATATCTTTCGCCTACTACTAATCCTTATTTAAAAGGATTGTATGACCAAATGGCAGGAGACGTTACAGCAGGTGTTCAATCACAATTTACAGCAGCAGGTCGTTTAGGTAGTGGTGCTAACCAAGAAGTATTAGCAGACTCGTTAGGACAACTTGCTAATCAAGTTTATGCTCCTCAGTATCAACAAGAACGTCAAAACATGCAAAATGTTTTATTTCAAGCACCTGCATTAGCTGAAGCAGATTATATGGATATAAATAAATTACGTGCAATAGGTGCTGAACGTGAAGCATTGCAACAAAATGTTTTAGCAGATGCTATGAATCGTTTTCAATATCAACAAATGCTTCCATATGAAAAGTTGCGTAATTATCAAGCTGCAACAGGTGGTTCGTATGGACAAACTTCAACACAAATACAACCATTAACTCGTAATGTAGGAGCAGGTTTACTTGGTGGCGCTTTAGGTGGTGCTGAATTAGCAGGTATGATTCCTGGTCTTGGTGGTGGTATGGGCGCAGGTATAGGCGCTATCTTAGGAGGTTTATTATAATGGCGACTGATTGGTACGATATGTTAATGACAGGTAGTGGAATGGAAGGTTTTAAACCAAGAGGTCCTTTAGATTTATTAATTTCTAATAGATTAACACCAGATCAAAATAAAGCTGTTCAATCAAGAGGACGTTTAGGTTTAGCAAAAGGTTTACTGGCTATGTCTGGTCCTAGTCCAACTCCAATTTCTTTTGGTCAAGCATTTGCTAGTGGAATTGATGAAATGCAACAAGCAAGAGCAGGGGCCGTTGATGAAATGCTTAAAGGCGCTCAAATTGCAAATCTAACAGATGATGGCGAAGTAGATGAAGATATAGAAGTTTTCATGCGTGAAGATGATCCTAATACAACATACGATGATACTAAAAGAAAAGTTTTAATTAAACGATCTGAGTACAACAAAGATATGCACGTATTAGATGCACCTGCAGAAGAAGATAATGAAACTTTGGAAGTATTTTTAACAGAAAATAAAGAAGATACTCCTTACGATGATACAAAAACAAAAACTCTTATTAAAAAATCAGACTATGATCCATCAAAACACCGATTAGAATTAGATGTAGTAGAACAAGCTAATTTAAAAGTTTATCCGATGAATGATAATCCTGAAACAGAAATAGATGAAACTCAACAGGGTATATTTATTAAACCATCAGAATACGATCAAAAATTATATAGTGCTGATAAAGGTTATGTCGATAAATATACACAAGCTAAAAAAGATGCAGAAAGATTATCAAACAATCCTGCTGAACAATTAGAATACATTAAATCGCAAATGGGTTTTGTAACAATGGCAGATCAAAAATTATATGATCAAAAAATAATACTTAATCAACAAACCATAGATAAAAATGATATTGATATTCAGTTTGAAGAACAAATTAAAAATTTAGAAGTAGAGAAATTAGAATTACATAATAAAGGTGAAGAGCTAAATAATATTTATCAAGAATTGGTAAATACCAATAAACCTACGCTTGATAAATTAAAAATACAAACAGAACAATTAGATATATTAAAAAAAGAAATTGAATTAGAAACTTTACCTGATCTTAAAGAACAAGAATTAATAAATCTTAAAACCAATATTCAATTCACAAAACAAAACATTAAATTTAACGACAAAGCTAACCTTAAAAAGTTAGATAAAATGGATTTAGAAATTGAAGGGTTAATGTTAAAAAATGAAGCAACAAAACTTGATAACGCTAATGCTCCTACTTATAATAAATTATTGAATGAAAGTTTACAGCTTGAAAATCTTAAAAAACAAAATGCTTTAATTTATCAACCAGAATTATTAAAAGAAGAATTAGAGAATATTAGACTTCGTAATAAAGACTTATCACAAAATATTAATTTTGATGAACAAAATAATGTTCAGATACTAGCTAAAAATACTTTACTTGTAAAAGAACTTGAACATGCAATAAATAATCCTCCTGTAAATTGGGAGCAAATAAAAGTTGAAGGTACATTCAGACGTGAGTTTAATGATTTACCACAAGTACAAGCTGTTATTGATTCAGAACAATATTATGTTGATATAACAAAACTTGTTTCAAAACAAAATGCTAACAATGGAGGTAATGCAACAGGTGTAGATGATATTGCTATCATGTTTAATTACATGAAAATGTTAGACCCTGATTCTGTTGTTCGTGAAGGAGAACAAATCTTATTAAAAAATACTGAAAATATTCCTAATCAATTTATTGTTGCTTTCCAAGGTGCTTTAGATAATCCTGGTGGACGTTTCTTGTCAGTTAATCAACGTAAACAAATACTTGCAACTACACAAGGTATTATGGCTGACAGAACAGTTAATTACAATAAAGTGTATGATCAATATTCAGTTATTGCAAAAAATAATTTCCCTGGAAAAGACTTAAATGTAATTTTACCAAAACTAGATTTTGAATTGTTTAATAAAATAGACACTAACCAAAGTATTTTAAATAATAATCCTAATTTAAGGAATTAAAATGAGTGAACAATATTCAATACAAAAATTATTAAATGCAGAAAGATTTAATCTTTTAAATCAAGATGAAATGCAAGCAGTTCAAAATCTTCGTGATTTAGGACAAATAGAACCTGCTTATAATCAATTATCACAAGATGAAATAGATGGGTTTAAAAATATTGTTAATTTCTTTCTTCCAAATAGTACACAGCAAGAATACACTGATTATGATTATGCCAATTTGTATCAATCAACAGTTGGTAATGCACAAGCATTTAAAGAAGGTGTTCAAAATTTTGTAACAAATCCAACTGTTCAAAAAGAAGCTGCAATTATTGGAGGAGGTATAGCACTTCCTATGATGTTAGCCCCTGTTACTGGGGGTACAAGCACATTAGGTTTGCCAGTTACAATAACTAATTTAGCAACTAAATATCCTCGTTTGGCAAAAGTAGTGGCTGCCTTTACTGGTGGTTCTACTGCTGCAACTGCAATGGGAGAAGATAAATTATCTGCTATGGGATATGGTGTAAGAGAAGCTGCAGGAGAAGGTGTTGTTCAAGGTATTTCTAAAACATGGCCAACAATTAAAAAAGCAGGTTATCCTATTTTTCAAAAATTAACTGCTAGTAGTTTAGAAGAAGGAGCAAAAACAGCAATCAAACAAACAAGAGCTGCAGGTCAGGTTATAACTCCTGCTATTGCTTCTAAAAACAGAATTATTGATTTAATGGAAGGCATTGCAGAAAATGCATGGATTGGTGGTGGCGCAATACGAGAAGCTAGAGAAGGTGCTATTGATGCTTCATTAAAAAATGTAGGAGATTTTTTAAATACTAAATTTGTTACAGGTAATAAAGAACTTGTAAATATTACAGATGATTTTGTCCAAGGTTTTCTTCATAACGCAAGTGAAGAAAGTATGGATTTAGTAATTAAAGAATTTGTTACTAGAGGGGCAACTATACAAAAAGGATTAATAAAAACAGGGTATAGAAATCTTGATACTATTATCCAAAAAACAACAGGCAATAGCAATATTGTTAGTATTAATAGTTTAAAAAAGTATGCATTACAGATGAGCAAACAAGGCGATATGCTTGATGATGCTTCAAAACAACTTTTAGACAGTATTAAAAATTTACCTGATAATGTTTCTTTTGCAGCAGCTCAACGTCTTCGTTCACAGTTTTTAGAAAAAACAGGATATTATACAGTAGGTGGATCAACAGCAGGAAGTTACGCAAAAAAATTAGCAGGTGGTGCGCAAAAAATTATTGATGGCTCAATGGATAAAGCTATTAAAAATTTATCTAATACCAAAGATTTATCAAAATCAACTATTGCACAAATTAATGAATCTTGGAGAGGTGTAAACGCAATATACAAAGGTAGCAAAAGCACTTTTCAATCTACATTAATGACTAAAATTATTGGTGGAGACGCAGATAAAGTTTATTCAAGTTTAATTAAAGGAAATCACCCTGCTCGTATTAAAGAATTTAGAAATTTAATATTTAACACTGCTATTAAAGATGGTGTGTTAGAAAATAAACTTGCTGCAACAAAATTATGGCGAAAAGTTCAAGGAGAATTTTTTGTTGATATGATTGGTCGTTCTATTGATGGCGAAGCAGGAATACTAAGTGCTAAATCTTTATTGTCTAAATTAAAAACATTTAGTGGAAGAGGAGATAGAGCTTTAAATGAATTATTTGCAAATAGTCCTCAACTTTTAAAAGATTTTAAATCTTTTGCTAGAACATTAGAACTTGCACAAAGCAAAGGTATAAAAGGTGTGCCTGGGGGAATGTTAGTTCAGTTAATGCAAGCAAGTTCACTTGTACGAGGAGGTCAAGCAGCAGCAGGTGTTGTTGTTGGAATGGACGCAAATATAACTTGGGGAGAAGGAATAACAATGGGAGTTGTTCTTGGTGGTCCTAAAGTTATAGCTAAAATGTTTACTGATCCTAATTTTATGAAAGGTGTTATTGCAACATCTAGAAATAAAGTTGGTAATTTTAATTTTACTAGAGGAGCAGTACAAATTATTAATTCTTATGTTACTCATGGTTATTTTTCACAAGATGAAGCTATAGCAAGTATTAATGAAGGCATTAGTGTTGGTTCTTTAAATAAAAATGCTTTGAAAACATTTGAACAAGTACAAAAAGCAGAAAACAATAAAATAATTAGAGAAGACAGAGAAAAGAAAATTATAAAAAAAGTAAAAGAAAAAACATCAGATTTGATGGAATGGACAGGATTATCCTAGGAGCATAAATGAGTAAAATAAAAACATGGAGTACAACAGCAGCTAGTAACAATGCTACACCACCTGATGGGTGGCCAGAAAATATGTTACCTAGCCAAGTGAATAACTCGGCTAGAACCATGATGGCAGAAATACGTGAAGTATGGAATGATAAAGAATGGTTTGAACTTGGTTCAGGTTCAGGAACAAGCAATGCAACAAGAGCAAGTACAACTTCTATTACGATTGCTGCAGATGTTACTTCTACATATCATGTTGGAAGACGTGTTAAAATTTATGGTGCGAACACAGGCACCATATACGGAAAAATAGCAACAAGTGCTTATTCTGCTCCTAATACGACAGTTTCTTTTACTCTTGATAGTGGAACTATTCATTCTAGTGATACAACTCCTAGAGTATGGGTTGGTTCAACGTATGTTGGTCCTGCTACCCCAGTTGTTGATGAAGATAACATGGCTAGTAATAGCGCAGTTCTTCCTCCTTCACAGCAATCGGTTAAAGCATACTCTGATAGTGGAACACAAACTTTAACTAATAAATCTATTGCTCTTGGAAGTAACACAGTAACAGGAACAACAGCTCAATTTAACACAGCTTTAACAGATAATGATTTTGCTACGTTGGCAGGATCAGAAACTTTAACAAATAAAACTTTAACCTCTCCTGTTCTTAATACAGGTATAAGTGGTACAGCTTTACAAGATGATGATAATTTTTCTTCTGCAAGTGCTTCAAAAGTTGCTTCTTCAGAAAGTATAAAAGCCTACGTTGATTCACAGGTTACAGCGCAAGATTTAGATATAACAACTGACTCTGGCAATATTGACATTGACCTTGATAGTGAAAGTTTAACTTTAACTGGTGGCACAGGTATTGATACTTCGGCTACTGGTTCTACTGTTACTCATGCTATTGATTCAACTGTTGTAACTAAAACAGGAACGCAGACATTAACAAACAAAACAATTAATGCTTCAAATAATACCCTTAGTAATATTGGTAATAGTGCTTTATCTAATAGCTCAGTAAATTTTGGTGGGGTAACAGTTTCGCTTGGAGCTTCCGATACTACTCCTGCTTTTGATTTATCCGATGCAACTTCTTATCCAACATCTTCTTTAACAGGAACAATTTCTAACGCACAAGTTGCAAGTGGAGTTGATGCTGCTAAGATTGCTGATGGTTCAGTTTCAAACACTGAATTTCAATATATTAATTCTTTATCTTCCAATGCGCAGACACAATTAACTGGAAAATTAACTGCTAGTAATAACTTATCTGATGTTGCCGCAGCTTCTACAGCAAGAACAAATCTTGGTTTAGGAACGATTGCAACACAAGCTAGTAATAACGTATCAATCTCTGGTGGTGGGATTACAGGAATTGCAAATCCTTCCAATAACTTAGATGTCAGTAACAAGCAATATGTTGATAATGCAATAGCAGGTCTAAGAAATAGAACTGTTGCTGATTGTGCTTCTACTGCCAATGTAAATATTTCTAATGCTCTCGAAGCAGGAGATAGCATTGATGGTGTAACCCTGACAGAAGGTATGCGAGTTTTATTAAAAGATCAATCAACTGCTACTGAAAATGGTTTATATTTAGCTGTTGCAAGTTCAGCAGGTGCAGCATCAAGAGACCCAGAACACGATACTTTAGATGAACTTAGTGGGGGTATGATTGTTGTCAATCAAGGCTCTGCAAATAATGATAAAATATTTTTATGTACTACTGATAATTCAGGTTCAATAGGGTCCACAAATATAACTTATACCCAGGTGACTCCTTCAAACACTGGCACAGTGACTTCTGTGACTCTCGGTCAATCTGGTTCTGAATTTACTATTGGTGGAACAAATCCAATTACTTCAAGTGGTACTGTTACGATTGATGTAAACAGAATAGCAGCAACAAAAATAGGAGCTGATACGTCAGTTTCAAATACAGAATTTGGTTACTTGGCAAACGTGTCAAGCGACATTCAAACGCAAATAGATAACAAAGCAGGAGCAGGGTTTGCCGTAGCAATGGCTATTGCCCTCTAGTTTAACAATAAGGAAAGGAAAACATGGCACAAGATTTTAAACGAGCTTATGCATCTTCTATATCAAACTCATCTGGTTCGCCAACAACATTGGTTACAAGTAACTCTAATGATGCTTTGATTTCTATTAGATGTGTAAACAAAACAACAAACTCAGCTAACGCAACTGTTTTAATAGCAAGTGGGGGAACTGATTATAACGTCATTAAAGACGCACCAATTCCTAGTGGATCAAGTTTAGAATTAATCGACTCTGGTTCTAAAATTGTTATTCAAAATTCAGATGTTGTAAAAGCATATGCAGATACAGCAACAGCTATTGATGTTTTAGTTAGTTACGTTGACGCAATAAGCGCATAAGGAGAAACATGAGCTACCAGGGAAATATACCAGCTTCAAATTTTGAAAGTCCAAAAAAAGATAGATTTACAGGAATTTCAGGAACTACGTGTAGTCTTACTTATGCCGTAAGTAGTGTGGCAGATATAATCGTATGGGTAAATGGGGTCAAACAAGATTTCACAAATTATTCTGTTTCAGGGAGTACCTTAACTTTAGGTGGAACTTTGGTTTCTGCCGATATAGTTGAAGTTACTTATGTTGGGCGAACTTATGGTTCTACAGCTCCAACAGATGCAAGTGTTGGAACAAGTGCTTTGCAAGATGATGCAGTAACCACAGCTAAAATAAATGATGGTGCTGTAACCTCTGGTAAAATTGCTAGTGGTGTAGTTCCAAGTTTAAGACCTAATGCAAAGCCATTAATTATAAATGGCAATATGGCTGTGGCTCAACGAGGTACTTCAACAGCTTCAATAACTGGTGGTGGTTTTTATACAGCAGATAGATTTGGAACAAATAATTCTGGTGCCTTTATTGGTACATGGACACAAACACAAGAAAGTTTATCAAGTGGAGATGCTTTTAATGATGGCTTTGCTAAGTCTTTAAAAATGGATAACACAACAGCTAATGGCTCTCCTGCCGCAAACTCACAATGTAGAATTGATTATAATTTTGAAGGTCAAGATTTGCAATTACTTAAACATGGTACAGCTAGTGCAGAAAAAACAACTTTATCTTTTTGGATAAAAGCAACCAAGACAGGTACAAACATTGTTAAAATGTATAAACCAGATGCCGATAGAAGTTGCTCAATAGCTTATACAGTTTCAACTACTAATACATGGGAAAAAAAGGTGCTTAATTTTCCTGCTGATACCACAGGAACAGTTATTGCAAATGATAATACCACAGGAATACAAATGAGTTTTGGTATTGCTATGGGGAGTAGTTATACAAGTGGTACTTTAGCGACTACTTGGGCGGCTGATTCAAGTGCTAATGCTTTTGTTGGTCAAGTTAATAATGCTGATAGCACATCTAACAACTGGGAAATTACAGGCGTTCAGCTCGAGGTTGGAGAATATTCCGCATCGACACTACCTTCTTTTCAACATGAAGAGTATGGAGATAATTTTGCTAGGTGTCAAAGATATTTTCAAAAAGTACAAGCCGCTATGGTTGTTGCTAATCACACAGGAGGTACTTTAGCTTTGGGAGCAACTAATATAAATCCAATGAGAGCAAGTCCAACAGCAAGTACATCAGGTACAATACAAATTAATGATAATGGAATAGCCAATTTTGATCAATCATCTTCTGATGTTGCTTTAAATGGTGGAAGTTCAGAAGCAATAGAATTTAATATAGGTAATTTTAGTGGAATGACAAATCGTAGAGTAATGAGAATGAGAACAGATCATGGCTGGATAACATTAGCTTCGGAGTTATAAAATGAATTTAACAAATGCAAAAAAAGTAAAATATCATGCAGTAGATGGAAAAAATCGTGCAGTACAAGTCATTGATGAAAATGATATATGTTTTTCTGTTCCATTAGATAATGATAACACAGACTATCAAAATATTCTTAAATGGGTAGCAGATGGTAACACAATACAGGAGAGTGAATAATGCCTTTTACAACTTTAGATTTATCAAAACAATCAGGTACACTTGGAGTAGCTAATGGTGGTACAGGTTTATCTTCTGGTACTTCTGGTCAATTTTTAAAATTTACAGGAAGTACAACAGTTGGAAGTGCCGCTGTATCTAGTGATTTAGTTTTAATACAATCTCAATCATCAACAAGTGCTAGTTCACTTTCTTTTACAACAGGTTTTGATGGCACATACGATACACATATGTTTATTGTAAATGATTTAGATGTAAGTGATGATGGCTGTGATTTTTACGCAAGAATTTTTCATACTGACGCAAGTACAGAAGGTACTGGTGGTTATGTTTATGCAAATCATGGATTTTCTGCTGATGGCTCTGCAAGAACGCAAGAGTCAACAAGTACAAGTAAAATTATGTTGTTTGGTGGTGTAGATAATTATGCAACTTATAAAAGTGGATTAACACTTTGGTTAGGAAAACCAGACGCAACAGGATTAAAAAGGATTTGGTGGAATGGAGCATTTGAAAGAAATTCAAGTGGCTCTAATACTTCTTATTTTGGTGGTGCTTGTTATACTGATAGTTCAAATGCAATTAAGGGTATGAAATTTTATCCGTCAGCAGGTACTTTTGCAACAGTAACAATTAACCATTATGGATTAAAGGGAAGTTAATATGACAAGAATAAAAATGATTGATGGAAAAGAGTATCCTTATACAGCAGAAGAAGAAGCACAAGCTGATAAAGAACAAGCAGAAGCACAAGCTGAAATTAATGCAAGAAAAGAAAAAGAAACATTAAAAGAAACAGATGCT